GTTCAACATTAATAATTCCAGACCCCTTCCAAACTATTGATCCTTGAAAATCAATAATCAAAAAGCCTTCATGATCAGCGGTAACTTTTATTTCTCCAACAGGATGACTGGCCTCGCTATATTCTGCATCTGAACCAAAACTATCTGACGGAGCGGTAGCATCAGTAACTTTATGACACTTCTTTACGAATGATGTAGTGCTGTGTGGTACTCGAATACGATATCCAATATCTAATGGTTTTTTGCTAAAAACATAGACATTATTAAAACAATCAGACTTAAACAGTTCTTTTCCGAAGTTTGAATCGGAACTAAAATTATCTGAATCAAGATTGCCATTTATTTCATTAACAAATTCAGAAACATTGTCATTCATGTCGTCTGGATGACAGGATTCACCAGCAACTGGCTTAATTTTCGGAAACTTAATCGCCATGACTACCTCTTATCTATTTTTAAAACATCAGTTAAGAGCCGCATGTCTCTTTGGTCACCAACCTTCGCATCAATACTATATCCTACGATCATCATTCGACCATTGGCCATGCCACCTCCACCCTTTGTCCTTTCGATGTCTTGAGTAAATCGAAGAGACATCTCAGAGACCAAAGGCTGATCCATATGGCTTACATCGTATCGAATGACAACTGGTCTATGATCGACCCAAACATCATCATTAAAAACAGCTTTACCATAAACTGGTAAACGCTCAGTTATGTTGTGCTGCTCTCTTGATTTATTCTCTTCAAGAACAAGGTTATCTGACCTATTTATTTTAAAATTAATATCTAATGGATTATCCCCATACGCTATTGCGTATACATTTATGTACGCAATTTGTATAGAAGAATAAATACTGCCAAAGTCAAACGGGCACGTTTCATAAATTGGAGCGTCTTCGTATGATACTACTTCAGTTACTGAATCCTGAGCATAAACAGCACTGTATCCAACTTCATTTTTAACATAATAGTAATTACTTAAAACATGTATTCCTGGCACATTTGGGTCATTAGATCCAAAATAAACATAACCTCTTGAATCGTTTGTTTCTATGACACACTGCATTGGATATTTTTCTCTAAAACTCCAAGCTCCAACTTCATAGTGCCAAACTAAAAGCAAATTGTTGTCTTTTCCAATAGTGGGAACACAAAGCATATATTCTTTTTCGCTTCTGTTAATTACAGAAACAGAAGACCTCATATTTGCCTTATCGATTCTATTTACCAAATGCTTAATTGGTGTACTAAGCTCGATAACAGACGTTGGGGTTCCAGTGTTCTCAAGCGCCCCTTTAAGAACAAAAACACCACTTTCAGACAAAAACACAAGGCCGGTGCCAGGAACATCTTGAATCGAGTCTACGGCTGCGCAGCCTATGTCTTTGTTGAGCGTTTGAGCAACGAACCCATTTCGTTGATTCCCCTTAACCAAATAAATGCCGCGCTCTTTGAAGATTACCAAAGCATTTTGTGTGGCATACAGTGCTGTAATTTTTCCAGAATCAACGTCACCAATATCAAAAATATTGTCTCTCGGAAAAACTTCAGGCATGCCCTCGGCGCTATATCGAACAAGGTTGTCTGCTGTTCCAGCAACAAAAAGTGTGTTTTTGAAGGCCGCTATGTATTTTGACTGCCTTGGAAAAAACCCAAAGTCGTCTTCATCAACGACAAACCCAAGGTTTGCATCCGAGATTCCGTCTTCAATAGCAGTTGATTCGTTGTCTTGTATCTCTTTTACAAAATAGAAATTTCTACCCCTTTCAGGAGTAATAGGGTTTCCGTAATCATCCAAAATGTCGGACGTTCTATACAGTCGTCGGGCTACAACATTCTCTCCACCAACAGGTATCGAGACAGAAACAAAACGCCTGAAACCATCCAGGCACTCAAATGTAACGGTTGCGCTTGATGGAGACAGTGGGCTCTCTTGTCCACGTTTGTTTACAAACGATACTCTGTACTGATAGCCGCAAAGTTTAGCGTCATTATATGCTTCAATTTCTGCTGCCTCTGCCTTCCAATATGGTTCAGCAGTTTTATCACTCGGAAAAAATAAAGTTCGTTCCTGACGATTACCACGCAAACCCTTTGGGCTAAGGCTTCCCAATCCTTGACCACTATCCGATGTACCTAAATAGAAAAAAGTATTCGTATGTGTGCTGCTTAATTCATTTCTATTATAGATTCCTTTATTTGGCTGACCACGCTGAACAGCCGTTGCGCTTGGTGGCGTTGGTAACTCAAAAAAACCAACACGAGACAAAGACTTGCCGTCATAAACAACCGGCTCATCTTCGCCATTAACGAAATACATGCGACCACCAAACGAGGCGCTTTGGGTTGCAATTTCAGATTTATTAAAAGCATGACGAGCAGACACAAATCCGTCTGCATATGGAAGGACCTTCCATGCAAGTTCATCTGCGTGCCAGTGTGGTGGGTATAATCGACAAAGATTTCCTCCACCGTCTTCAAAAATAATGTGCCTCTGAGCGCCGTTGTGAACCGAATAATAATGAAGAGATCGGATTTCAAAATCAGTCCAGTTGGGGTAGGCTGATCCAGTAACTACATCGAACCCGCCAGCCCTTTTCCATCCATCATATGGATCCCACGACATCTCTTTAATGATCGCAGCACTATCTGGCGTTGCCCTCCAACGGTCCTCAATGCCGCGCAAGCGGGCTACTTCGAATCTTTGTGTTTTCATGATTTACTCGGTACACCAAAAATTTCTCGTTCTCTCATGGAACGATCAAAGCCCCTTCTCACATGAACTCTATCGGTTCTAGAAAGGTATTTGTTTTTCATCCGCTGCAAAATCTCTTCTGCTCTGCGTTCATACATCGTACTGTGGTTAGTCATTCCGTGTTGCATGCAAACATCTTTAAGGGCCGCATAAACCAAGTAATGATGATATTGAGGTGGCCATTCAGGAACATCTTGATCGGCCTGCAAACGGCGAGGCCGCCTATGGTAACGAACCTCTACTTTGTAGTCTGAGTCTGGTGTTTTCCAGAAACGAAGGTACTGTCGTGGACCCGTTTCATCCAGGGTCATCGCCCTTTCTGGATCTCCCATTCGATCGACTGGATACATAGCATACGTGTCAGCCTCATTGTTTGCTGAGTCTCCGTCGTACGCAAAAGGAATGTCCAAATTGTCTCCTTTCTCTTCCCTGAAAGCAAGATATCCTACACCTCTATAGTCAGTGCTAATTAATAAATCTAACCCCATATCTACAAAAGGTGCTGCATGGCTAGTCGTTGCAATATGCTTCCACTTTCCTAAACACTGCTTAAAATGAGAACCAAAAAGTTCTTGACTCAAAACAAGCATGGATCTGGCGTGGTGCAACCTTCCCTGTTCAGTCTCGTTATTTATTGGAGTAGCCCTTCTATAAATCTTTATTCTTCTTCCAGTGTCTCTAAAGCTTTTTAAATTAAAGAGTTTTCTGTATTTTTCTTCTTTGAAGGCTCCAGGTGAAAAACCATAATCGGAATCTGCATCTCCGTATCCACTAAATTCGTTTCTAAGGGTAAGAGTTGATCCACAATCCATTACTACACATGCAAATGACGGACTATCCGTAATACGGTCACTTATAATTTCTGTTGAAGAAACAGGCGATGGCGCACTCTCAACACCAAACTCTTCATAAGTGCAACAATATTCATATCTGAAACCAGGGACCAATGCTCCAACACTTCCAGTAAACCAATCCCCCTTTTTGAGCCTTTTTCTGGTAATACTTAAATTCCTCTCCAGGTATTCCACGATCTCGTCACGTTCGGATGAAGTAAGAGGCAGTGAACCTATGTCATCACCTCCTGCATCATCTATGAAAAAGCCACCGTCAAAATAAGATAGTCGTGGAATATGTATCAATGCTGGAGCACTTGGCGGGTCGATGTTGTCATACATTTCTTCGACACTGACAAAACTATCTCCCTTGTCTGATCGATCTAAATATATGTTTTCTTCTTTTCTAGAGTCTAAAAAAACAAACCTTCCATCGTTTGGAGCAGTAGAGCTATTAAGAACAGTCTCTTCAGCTACGGCGCTAGCATCTGGAGAAGAAATGCCAAAAATATGGTGATACCATTCACCATCAACCCAATCTTCATCACCCATGGCGGTGCTGGTAAACTTAGAAAACCTTAGATTTTCTGAAAATTGAAGACCGCGATCTGTCACGCTTAAAACCTCAACAGCCTCCCGAGGCATTGGGTATTTTCTGTATTCAATGGTCCAAGTATCAAAAGACGTGGTAGTCATCGTTTGAGCAGTGTATGTGGCAGCGCCGTGATTTAGTGCCAAGTCTGAATCAGGCGGTCTATCAACGATAATACATCTAGGATTTATATATCGAACGATTCGATAAGATCTTTGATGAACATGTGAATCTCCATTATTGTCAGTGATCGTATTTTTAATAACTAAATACTGACCCTCAACATCAGGAGGTAAGTGAAGAATTTTGGCACTAAATGTTGAAGGCAACCTTCCAACACAGGAGTTCTTTCTAAAAGAAATGGTTGCCGATGTTCCATCGTAGTTCTTACTTTCGATGTCAGCACGAAGAACAAGAGGCTTTTTGTCTTGCATGAACAGCCACTGATACTGGCTTGATACCTGCAAGTAGTGACGATTGATACAGCGCACAATCGAATCTGTGTACTGCTTCAGTTCGGGGTTGTAATCAAGTGCTGCGTTGATCTCTTGAACCATGTCTTTGACGTTCATTTCTTCATCCCCGTAAATAAAAACGGCTGCTGGAATAGTATACCCCAGCAGCCGTAAATGGACCTAGGGTCCGGTATCAAATATGGCTTAGAAGTAGCCTTGATCGATGATCATAACTGAACCAACATTTGAAACATCTGCCGCAAGGCCGACACAGACTGCACCAAAGGTTGCAGCAGCAACAAGCCCAGCTTGACCAGCAGTACCGATAGGACCACACATTCGAATGTTGATGTCGCAAGAACTATCGACGGCTGCAAAGTCACAGAAACCAGCAGTCTGGATTGTAATTGGTCCAGTACCAGTAACAGTTTCAGTGGCAACACCGAAAGCGCCTCCGTTTCCAACCGTACTCACACCAGCAGCTTGGCTTACACTTCCACCAAGACCCTCAGTAGTATCTGCATTAAAAGCAACCCAATCACCCTTGGTGATCGCGGCTGCAGCATACAAGGTCACAAATTTCTTCGGGTAATGGTTGACGCCATCAACACCGTCTTTCTTATAAATTGCCATGTTGTCCTCCCTCTTTTGACTATATGGCTATTAAATAGGGTGGGGCTCGACATGAACCCCACCCAATCAGTATGACTTAGAAAGTATCCAAGTCGAATGCAACACCGCTTGAACCAAGGTGCTTAGCGATCAACTGACCACGGCACCGGAGCTTAGCAGCACGAACATCGTACTCACCCGACACAGTCTCGAAGTCGGACAGGTCGAAGTAACCTTGTGGATCCCACAGGGTGTAAATGTCGTTCATGTTCAAGAAGTAGAAGCTGATAGGATCGTCAGCAGATGCGCTTGTCTTGTCGTTGGGCATGTTGTACTCAACGTTGATTGGAATGCCTTGGAATGTTTCAACCATGCGTCCACCATCGATCTGAGCTTGATCAACGTACCGTTCGTGAGCCTGAAGGGCACGCTTCAGGTTCTTGAATCCAGCGCGAGAAGCAAGAATCACGTTTGGTGCTCCAGATGGAGAAACCGAGTTGATTTCAACCAACAGATCGTAAAGACCAGCAAGACCGTTAGCGTTGAAAGAACCAGCACCATCAAAGATTTGGTTTTGCCAACCAGTCTTTGTTGTGTAGTCGCCCTTATCAACACCACCGACTTCATTGACTTGAGAACCAACAGCAAGTGTCTCAAGGAAACCTTGGTGAGATCCTGTAGTTACATCCAGACCGTTCAGGGTGTTCCAGTCTTCCCAACCGGCTTGCTCACCGTTTACGATTTGCTTGACGTATTCACGCTTCAGAGCGTTTGCAGTCATGGTCACACGGCTTTCAAGGATTGAAAGAACAGCAGCATCGCCTTGGTTGACCATTTCTTCTTCAGAAGAGATAGCTACTGGACGAACAACGTGACCAAAATCGTACTGAGCAGGCTTAAACACATCTTCGACACTAAGCT